TGCGCTGCGCGAAGTCGCCCGCCGCCTGTGCCGCTCCGAAAACGGGTGCCGCCGCCACGTTTGCGCCTTGGTAGCCTTGAAACTGCGGGGCATTGACCTGCGCACCCGACATCAGCGCCGAAATCTCGTTGATCGGCTGATTGCGCAAGGTCAACTGCTGCTGCAACGACTGTTGCAACGCGCTGTTGCCAAACTGCCCGGCTTGTAGCGCCTGATTGAACTGCTGCATCTGCGCGGCGTTCTGCAACTGCTGCTGCTGGGCGGCAATCGACTGATTCTGCGCCAACGCCGCATTCCGAGCGGCTTGCGTGTCCATGCCCTGCCCAAACGTCTGCGCCTGACCGCCGAGCAACGCCCGGTACTCATCGAGGGCGGCTTGCCGGTTCTGCGCGAGTGCCTGATTCTGCAACTGCGCCGAAGACATCTGCTGGCCGAAAAGCTGCTGCGAGGCCGCATTCTGCGCTTGTTGGACGCTCAAGCCCTGCTGCAAGTTCTGCTGGATCGCCTGGTTGTATGCCTGCTGGTTGGCAAGTGCCGCCTGCTGACGCTGCAACGCCGTCTGGTTCGCAAACTGCGCCACATTCTGCTGTTCGCCAAAGAGTGCGTTGCGCTGCTGAAGCGCCAGTTGGGCCTGCGCTTGCTGTTCTGACAGCCCTTGCGATCGCAGTCGGGCGATCTGATCCTGCTGCGCCTGTTGTTCGCCGAAAAGTTGGCTGCGCACTTGCGAGGCCGCCGCCTGCTGGGCCTGCTGCTCGGTCAAACCCTGCGCCCGCAGCCGTGCCGCCTGATCGGCAATCGCTTGCCGCTCGCTGAACTGCTGCCCGCGTTGCTGGGCGTTGATCGCAGCCTGTGCCTGTTGCTCGGTCAATCCTTGCGCTCGCAGTTGTGCTGCTTGGTTTGCAATGGCTTGCTGCTCACCAAAGAGCTGGCTGCGCTGCGCTGCTGCTGCTGCTGCCGCGGCTTGCTGTTCGGTCAAACCCTGCGCCCGGGCCTGTGCGGCAGCCTGCTGCATGGCCTGACTTTCGCCGAACTGCTGCGCCCGCTGACGGGCGGCAAGATCGGCACCGGCCTGCTGTTCGCCAAACGCCTGACCCCGGGCCTGATTGGCAAACTGCGCGGCGGCCAGCCCTTGCGTGAAGTTTTGCTGCGCGGCTTGGTTCTGCAACTGCACTTGGGACAGACCCGCCCCGAAAAGCGCCTGCCGTGCTTCGTTGCCAAACTGACCAGCGGCCACCCGTTGGGCAAAATCTTGCTGCTGGGCGGCGTTTTGCGCGGCCTGTGCGCCGAGGGCCGTCTGCACCGCCTGCGTACCCAACCCAAACTGCCCGAGAGCCGCTTGGTTGGCGAATTGGGCCTGTGCCTGCGCCTCGCCGAAGCCCTGCTGACGCGCCGCCATATCGAGCTGCAAGCCTTGCAACGCCGCTTGTTGTACGAGGTCGTTTTCCTGCTGCTGTTGCTCGCGGATCGCCGTGTTGTAGGCTTCAGAGCCTCGCGGAATGCCTTGGTTGATCAGTTGGTTTTCAAGTGCCGCCCGGCGCTCCTGCACCTGCGGCAACACCCGCGACAGGATCGCTTGCTGCCCGGTCGTGCCGGCCGCGACCGGCATGGCCGCGACGTTTGACAGGTCGAACCCGCGTTGCAATTGCTCCTGCGGCACGAAACCCTGCGCGAGACCGAACATGCCGAGGTTGGGGTCGTAGTTGACCCCGCGAACGCCGGCCAAATTCAGCTCGGTCTGCTGTTGCAGCGGATTGACCCGCGCCGTTGCGCCGAACTGTTGCACGCCACTCTGCAACCCCGGCAACGCACCCGTGTTCAGCCCTTGAAAGTCCGTCAACCCTTCCCGGGTCAACGCCTGCGCTTGTGGCAGCCCGGCGAGATTGACTCCCGACAGAGCCGGCAACCCAGCGGTGGACAGCGCCTGCGTCGGGGTCAGACGAGACATGTCAAGATTTGAGAAATCTTGCATACCGCTAGCTGACAGCGCCTGTGCTGGGGTCAGGCCGGAAAGGTCTAGCCCGCCGATCTGCGGCAGACCGCCGGTCGTCAGCTCGCCGCCTCGCGGCAGCCCTGACATGTCGTAGCCGGTCAGATTGGGCAGCCCAGTCGGCGTGAAGCCTTGCAGCTCGGGCATTGCCACGCCGCCCTGCGCCATGCCGTACTGACCCTCGGTGGGGCCGTAATTGATGCGACCAGGGCCGACGTTGCCCACCGCTTGGCCGAAGTTGGTGTTGAGCGTCGGCATGGCAGGGCCGGTGTACCCGCCTTGTGCCTGACCCATGCTCATCAAATCCGGCCCGCGGGCAACCTGATCATAGCCGGTCAACTGCGTCTGAATGTTCGGCAGGTTCGGGTTGAACTCGGTGCCGAGCCGCCTTTGCGCTACACCCAACGCCGTTTCGCCGAGGCCCGACAGGCCCAGCGATACCCGCCGCTGGGCATCAAGGATTTTCTGCTCTTCAGCGTTCAGCGTCTGCGTGATCGTCGGCGTGTCGAGGTCAGTCGTCGTCACGAACTGCTCGCGGGTCGGTGCGGTCGGCGCTGTGCCGTAGCCGCCGCCATACATGCCAATCGGCATGTTGCCGCCGCGGTAACCGCCAAAAAAGTCGTCGTACCCGGTCGTATCACCGCCGGTCATCACTCCAGCGTCTTTTCGGGCGTTGAAGTCGGCCAACTGCTGGTTGTACGCCTCCATCGCCTTGTTGTAGCCCGCTTCGTCAAACGTCTGCTTGCCAAACGTGACGGTCTGCGAGCCATACGGCGTGTAGACGTTCGGATTGCTGATCCGCGCCGTCAGCCGAGCGGCATCAAGATTGGCTTGACCCTGTTCGCGAGCAGCAGCCGAATAATCAGGCGCTGGCGGCGGTGCCGGTGATTTTTTGCCCATACCGAGGCTCCAAGAATCGACACTTGTCAGGTGTCTGCGTCATCAAAACAATGTCCCCAGAGTCGTGCGCGGCACCTTTGATCCGCGCTTCCTCCGAAAACCCCATCTTGCTGACCAGTTGGAGCGCCCGGGTATGGTTGCTGCTGACTGGCCCAATGATCTTACCAACATTTGCGACGTTGTAGGCGTAGTCGTACACCGCCGCCAAATACGCCGAGGTGACCCGCACCCAGGCGATGTGTGCAACGACCGATTGGCCGTTCCAGTTCTCAAATACCGTCCCGGCCTGCAACTGGCCGTCACGCTCAAGCCCGATCGCCACCGATCGCTGCCGGTCAAACGCGCCGCCGGTCTGATCGGTCACCCATGCCCCGACATCGGGGCCGCTTACGATGCGCCAGCCCATCCGAGCTGATACACGACATCGGTGGAGGCCCACTCCAAGGTCAGCCCCTTGCTGGCGCTGTTGAACGCCAACCCGGCGCAATAGCCGATGCCCTGCAATCCCACAAAGTTGTTGGTTACGACGGTATCCGACCCCCACAGAGAGGTATCCCACACGCCGCTGTCCCAAAGTCCATAGGCGGTGGGCGAAAACGCGAGCGGGGCCGAAGTATCGGCGATCTGAAAATCGACGTTGACGCCAATGCCGATCGACGGCTGTCCATTGCTGTAAATCGTCGGGCGGCCACGGGTGAAATACTTGATGACGCCGCGGGTCTCAAAGTAGTTGAACGCTTGCAGCGCCCGAGTGGCGATGTTGTTGGTGTTGTCCGAGTAGCCCGTCGTCGCGTCCGTCGTCCATGCTCTAGCAACGACGCCTGTGCCGCCGAAATAGGGCGTGTCATCAAGCAGCGCCCATGAATTTGCCGCCCAGCCGGTGAACCGGCACCACGCTTTCGTGATGTTGTTCATCACGAACTGTTGTTGTTGCCCGGTCGTGACCGGAATGTTGACGATCAAGGCATTGTTCAGCGGGTTATACAAAATGCCCCAGCCGAAATTCGCCTGATATTGCCGAGTCGCCGCCGCAAACGCGCCTTGAATTTTGTCTGACAGCGCCACTTGCGGGTCAAGCCGCGACGATTGCAGCGCAGAGGCCATGGGCAACAGCCCATCAAGCGTCAGAATGAGCAGATCGCCGCCGTATTTCGCGACGCACCGCCGGGAAACCGGCGAACCCACCTGCCAGACGCCGATCAACGCCCATGTCGATGCGTTTGACGGATCGGTGCCGCGGTAAGCGATCACTTCGCCCTGGTTGCTAATGAACACCATGTTGTCGTCAACGCCGTACCCAGCATCGATCGTCCAAGTCGCCATCGCCACCAGATACCCGCCGTTGCGGGCAATCGACGACAAGTCAAATACCTGCGCTGCACCGCCCACCGACGAGGTCGGCAGATACCATGCTTTGAGCGTGTTTTTCTGGATGAACCAAAGCCGGTTTTTGAACAGCGTCGGCGCAAACAGGTCGGTAGTGGTCACGCCCGTGATCGCTGGCGTCGATACGCCCGTAATCGCCGTCCACGTTGTTCCGTTG